CTGGTGCTGGCTCAGATGTACCGCAAACTTACCCGCCAAGTGTGACTGGACTACCTGCCAACGTACTTGCCACCCAGCCGAAACCAAAGGCATGGAAAAAATATGGTGGGTCATTGCAACCTAGATACTAATGAGCGAAAGACAACAACTGGAACAGGCCATAGCAAATGCTAAGGAACTCCAAAAACGAAAGAAATACAACAGAATAGAATTCTACGATCCGTATCCATTCCAAAAGGAATTCCATGATACTGGATTTCAGAACAACCAGAGACTATTGATGTGTGCCAACAGAATAGGAAAATCTTATTCTGGAGCCATGGAGATGGCAATGCACCTCACAGGGATATACCCTGAGTGGTGGGGCGGGAGAAGATACCGCAGGGCAATCACAGCATGGGTTGGTGGGGTATCAAACGAGTCTACTCGTGATATCTGTCAAGCCGAGATGCTTGGATCGCCTGAGGACCCGTCTGCCTTTGGCACTGGAACCATTCCGAAGGAGTGCATAGTAAGCACCGAACGGAAACCAGGTGTGCCGAATGCAAAGGCCGTTGCCTTGATAAAACATTCTTCTGGCGATAATTCAGCGGTTCACTTCAAGTCGTATGAATCTGGTGTTGAGAAATGGATGGGACGTTCTGTTGACTGCATCTGGTTGGATGAGGAGCCTGATAGGAACCTTTACTCCCAGAGCGTCACCAGAACACTTGATCGACGAGGTATGGTTTATCTGACGTTCACCCCAGAGAAGGGTATGACTGAGACTGTAAGTGCGTTCATGAATGATTTGAAACGTGGACAGTCCCTCACGAATGCCACTTGGGATGATGCGTCAGAAGATACAGTGAGTATGTTCGGTAGTCCTGGTCACCTAAACCACGATGCTATGGAACAGATTCTAGCAGCATACTCTCCGCATGAGCGGGAGATGAGGAAGTACGGAAAGCCGACAATTGGTTCGGGATTGGTTTTCCCAATTCCAGAAGAAAAACTTACTTATGAAGATGTAAACATCCTTGAGCATTGGCCTAGGGTAGCAGGAATAGACTTTGGATGGGATCATGATACAGCAGTGGTGTGGGGAGCGTTAGACCCAGATGAGGAAATATTCTACGTTTACGATGCGTACAATGCAAACAAAAGAAGCCCTGCTGAACACTCGAAAGAGGTCATGCGTAGGCCGAGTTTTATACCTATTGCATATCCTCACGATGGCAATAGGCGTGATGCTATGGGTAATCCTGGTCTTGCCGATATATATCGCAACCTTGGCTGTAATTTTTTATTGGAGCACTTCACAAATCCTCCTGCGCTTGGAAATAGCAAGGGCAGCAATTCTGTTGAAGAGGGAATACAACAGATGGTTGTATGGATGGAAGAAGGGCGCTTTAGGATTAAGTCGGACCTGCATCACCTATTGCAGGAATATAGGCAGTATCATCGCAAGGAAGGTAAGATAGTTGCTGTGAGGGACGATAGCATGAGCGCCATGAGGTACTGCTTTCAGAGCAGGCGATGGGGTGTACCAGGATCAGATAAAACCTGGAATTTTAATTTCGATAAACAGATCGAGTACAAGAATATGGGAATCATATGAGCAAAAAAGTAATTACGGACGACGACCTAAGAAGTAGAATCCAAGACGAGGTTACAGAAGCCCTTGGATATGGTGATTTGCTATCACAGCAAAGAGCCACTGCTATGGCTTATTACTATGGTGAGCCCATGGGTAATGAAATTGAGGGTAGAAGTCAATATGTAGACTCTACTGTTCAAGATTCTATCGAATGGATAAAGCCAAGCCTGATGAGGGTCTTTGCCTCTGGTGACGAACTTGTAAAGTTCCAGCCAACAAACCCCAACGGTGTGGCTGCTGCACAGCAGGCCACGGATTACGTCAACTATGTACTGCAAAAGCAGAACAATGGTTGGGAAGTTCTTTACAACTGGTTTACTGATGCCCTTCTGCAAAAGAATGGAATCATCAAGGTATGGTGGGAACAGACAGACGCAAAGGAACGTGAAGAGTATCATGGCCTTAACGATGTAGAACTTGAATCCCTAGTCATTGATGATGCTGTAGAGGTTATCGAGCATGATGAAATCCCCACACAGATGGGTATGACTCATAACGTAGTTATTATGCGCTCAATGAGCGATGGACAGATTGAGGTCGATAACGTTCCCCCCGAGGAATTCCTTATCAACCGAGAGGCAGAAGAAATCAGCGAGGCAAGATTTGTCTGTCACAGAATACGAAAGAGCATGTCCGAACTAAGGGAGATGTATGGAATTGATCTTGATGCTGAAGACCTTACTGGTGGGGATATCCTTGATGGCTACAAGTGGGATATCGAGCGATCAGCAAGGTACATGTACGATGATACTTCAATGCCAGGACCGATTGATAACACCGATACAGAAGAGGCTCTAAAGGAATACTGGCTGCATGAAGCATTCATTCAGACAGACTACGACAATGATGGTATCGCAGAACTACGAAAGGTCTGCATGGTAGGAGATTACATCCTGTCGAATGAGCCAGTCGATAACATTCCATTTATATCGATCACACCCATAAAGATACCCCACAAGTTCTTTGGGCTTTCGATTGCCGATCTTACGATCCCATTACAGGCAATTAAATCCTCGATCATGCGAAACCTTCTGGACAATATGTACAACCAGAACTTTGGTCGATTCGCTGTACTTGAAGGTCAAGCGAATCTGGACGATTTGCTCACAGCGCGTCCTGGTGGGATAGTTCGGGTTAAATCCCCTAACGCTGTCACCCCCTTGGCTACTCCGCCACTGGAACCTTATACATTCCAGATGCTTGAGTACATCGATACCATAAGGGAATCGAGGGCTGGTGTAAGCAGGATGTCACAAGGACTCAATGATAATGCTCTTACGAGCCATACGACGGCCACTGCGGTGAATGCAGTGATGTCTTCCGCTCAGTCAAGGGTTGAACTAATTGCAAGGCAGTTCGCAGAAACGGGCGTCAAGGAATTGATGTGTCGTATCTATGAACTCCTTCTAAAGAATATGGACAGGAAGAAAGTAATCAAGTTGCGTGAAGAGTGGGTCGAGGTTGATCCATCTTCATGGAGTGATCAGATGGATGCTACTGTATCGGTTGCCTTAGGACATGGCAACAAGGATCAGCAGATCATGCAGTTGACGAACCTATTACAGATGGCAGGACAGATGCAGGGATCACCTATGATCCAACCACAGAATATGTACAACCTTACTGCTTCTCTACTGAAAGCCATGGGCTACCAGAATGTATCAGACTTCATTACTCCACCAGAACAACAGCCACAACCACAACCAGACCCAATGCAGGAAGCAGCACTGAAGGCAATGGAAGTAGAAGATACTGTCAAGCAGGGCGAGTTAGAGGTCAAGCGTATGAAGGCTGAGAATGAAATCGAAGAAACGAAACTAGATGCTCAGTTCAAACTAATGGAAGCCGAGATGGAGGCCGATAGGGATGCCCCTGTGAAATTAGGATGAGCAAGGAGTTAAGAACTGAACACGCAAAACGACTAACCTCAGATAAACTTTTTCAAGAAAGTTGGGGAGTCCTAAAAGAACAACTGATGAATGAGTGGCAACACAGTCAACATCTTGATGTCGAGCGGAGAGAGTCATTATGGCTTGCCGTAAAACTAACAGACAGGTTGAAAGCCCATTTTGAATCAATAGTTGAAACTGGCAAGATGTCAGAATATTTAAAAACCCACCCATACATCTAAGGTAAACAAATTATGGAAACCAATACAGCGGATAAGGCTGAGGCCCCCGCACCAGAAGTCTTGGACCTAGTTCAAGCACAAGAAGCAATCCTTCAACATCTGGACGCCGATGAGGCACAACCAGTCGAAGAGGAAGCAACAGAAGAAACAGAATCGCAACCTGTATCAGAGGACGAAGAAGTTTCGGCAGAAGACGAATCCGAATCAGAAGATGAGGAGGAGTATGAAGCAGAGGACAACCGAGAAGAAGAAGGTGATGATGATGATGAGGTATTCACTGTCAAGGTAGACGGGGAAGACACCGAAGTCTCATTTGATGAACTTCTAGAAGGATATTCGAGGCAGTCCGATTACACCAAGAAGACGCAAGCGGTAGCAGAAGAGCGTAAAATGATTGAAGAAGTTAAAGACACCTTCATGACTGAATACAATAATCTGCAAACTGAGCGTCAGCAGTATCAGCAGGCCCTAGGACAACTAGGGGCACAACTAAACGCTGGAATAATGAGGTATCAAGGAGTCGATTGGGCCAAGTTAAAAGAGGATGATCCTGTCGCATATGTAACCAAGCGAGATGAATTCCGAGAGGAACAGGAAAGAATCCAAATGGTATCAAACCAGATGAACGCTGTTCAACAGCAATCAAACCGTGATGCAGAACGCATCCACAGGGAAGCGGTAGTTTCGCAGACCAGACGGTTGGGAGAACTTATCCCTGAGTGGAATGATGCCGAAGTACAGCCCAAACTCTCCCAGAACATACGAGAGTATGCTCTTAACGAAGGCTATGAGAAAGAAGAGATTGATGCTCTGATCGATGCTAGATCAGTCAATGTTCTACTCAAAGCAATGCGTTATGATGCACTTCAGAAAGCAGATGTTAAGACCAAGAAGTTGCGCCACAGACCCAAGATGGCAAAGCCAGGAACGAAACGAGCCAAGTCTGATGCAGCAAAACGGCGTAAAGCCGAACTTTCTAAACAATTACAGCAAAGTGGTGGCGTCAAAGATGCTGCACGATTGCTGGAGGACTTGATATAGGAGGAAAATATCATGACAGTACCAACGAATACCCGACAATCATATAAGTCGGACGGAACTGGTGCAGGAGTCGATCCCGCACCTGGTATACGAGAGGACCTCTCGAATATCATATACAACATTTCACCAGAAGAGACGCCCTTCATGAGCGGTATTGGTCGCAGTTCCTGTGACAATACTTATTTTGAATGGCAGATCGATACGCTTGACGCCGCTGATGTTACTAACAGGCAGGTTGAAGGCGATAACGCAACTGCGCTACAGGCAGTCGAGCCCCTGCGTGTAGGCAACTACACCCAGATCAGCACGAAAACTGTGCAGTCGTCAGGCACGGCCGAAGCGGTGGATTTTGCTGGACGCAAATCTACTCAGGCTTACCAGATGGCTAAGCGAGCAAAGGAATTGAAGATTGACATGGAACAGATGCTTCTCGAAGCGGCAACTGCTCCTGCTCCTGGCACCTCTTCCACGGCTCGTTCAACAGGTTCTGTTGGCGCATGGATTACATCCAATGCAGTGGCCGCTGGTGGGCCAGTTGCTGAGGCGGACATCCGTGATATCATGGAGATGTGCTGGACTGCTGGCGCAAAACCCGATATCCTGATGTGTGATGGAGCCATTAAAATGGCCATCTCGCAACTTTCACAGAGCGTATCTGATTTGCGTACAACCGCAAATAATCAGTCGCCTGCGTTCGTTGTGGCAGCCGTAGACGTTTATGTCAGCGATTTTGGGAACCTCAAAATTGTCCCCAACAGATGTATGCCAGCAGAAACTGCATACTTTCTCGATTACGAGTATTGGGACACAGCCTATTTGAGGCCATTCGCAACCCATCAGTTGTCACGAACGGGTGACTCTGAGTCTCAACTTCTTGTAGTGGAATATGGAC